CAATTCATGGATAGCACTTGTATCTGACCATTGTAAATCTTCTACACCTGACCAGTTTGTTATTTGGCAGTTATGATAAGTTACTCTCCTAATGATTTCACCTTCTCTGTCGTGATGATATACTATGATTTCACCTAACATGTTTTTCTTATAGTTTGAAGAACCATCTTCGTTATTCCACGCTAAATCATACCAATCTTTAATCATTCTGAAAGTAAACAATTGTTTAGCTTCATTCTGGTTAATGTTGAAAGATATTCCAAGGTCAGTTCTTGATGTAGTATCAGGAAAACCTACGAATAATCTTGTTGAATACTTATATTTCTGTGGTATAGTAGCTAATGTCGGATATGTCGGCATAGAAGTGCTAATTGCATTCTCCAATAATAGATTTGTTGCATTAGGGTGTCTTTCCCCTAGTACATCTGGTAAAAATATCTCAACCTCAAACAAATTCTTGTATGAAGGCTCCCAGTTCTGATTATGACTACTAATTTGAGTAAAATGTGGTAATGGCATAATTACACTTATTATTTTTTTTATTATATATAAAAATTATTTCCTTAAATAATTCCTATTACTTTCTTTCTTAGTTTATATATTAAATTCATAATGTCTATTTTTAATTTTTGTATTCTTATTAAACAAAAAAAAATCCCACCTTATTAAGATGGGATTTTTTTATTATAGAGGGTCTATTATGCTTGGAATCCTGTTGAGTTAATAGCTCCTGTTCTTTCGATAGTGATGTTATTAACAATCCAACCCATACCTTTAACGATTTCAACGAATGTATCAAGTACACCACCCTGAAGGTCGATAATATAGTTAGTGTTATTTGTAGTATCACAAACGTTTCTGTATGCGTATAATGCATTAGAATCTACATAACGTTGACAAATCCTATCAGCTCTGTATTTGATTTCTGAACGGATAGATGGAGTATTAAATTTCCATTGATATCTAAGTAACATATCATAAATTTCGTTTTCAAGTTCAATAAGAACTTCTCTACTGTGCATATAACTTAATGAAGATACTGGGAATACTTGAGCAGTATTTTCGTCATTAATTGTATATCCAACGTTTCTTATAAATGTTACAGGGTTTGCTCCCATACCAGCTAAATTAGCTAAATCATCATTAGTGAAGTCCATTTCTGTTCCACCAATATCAGGTACTCTACCCATATTAACACCTGCTACGATTGTCCAAGGATAAGTACCAGCTACATTAGAAAGTTGTTTTCTCATGTAAGCTGAAGCCATAAATGCTGCGGGTGGTACTTCTTTAGTTATTCCATCGTATGTACTCTTCACGAATGGGAAGAAGTAACCTACTGTTGAACGACCTGATCCTGATCCAAATGTATATAAGAAATCTGGATTCTTATCTTGGTTAGCTCCGTCAGCAATATATTCAGTACTTAACGAACCATCAGTATTTGTATAACTTGGGTTATCTGATTTCTTAAATTGTTTAGCACTTGGCATATTTACAAAACCTAAACAATTAAGTTTTTCACCACATAAATCAACATATTGTTGTTTTGATGAATTTATTAAACCAAGACCAAATGTGTCAACTAAATACCTCCAAGAAATCTTATTCTTATTAGTTAATCCTTTGAACATTTGAGTTCCGGTTCCCATTACATCAAGAATATCACTTTGACGTTGTTCTGTTCCGTTAGGTAAAGAATCAGCGTGAATTTTAAATGGAACTAAACTAACACCTTTTAAGTATGTAGCGTATTTCCAAATAGCTGGATAAACTGTTGTATAAGGTTCTAAAGTATCTGTGTAAGATATTTTAATAGGTGCATCTGTTTTAAGAGTTTTTGTAATACCATTAGCATCATTTGTAATATTAATAATCCTTGTTAATGTTCTTGGTTGTTCGCCTATTTCAATGGATGTTGTATCAACATAAGCTTCAAGATAATCACCTCTTTTAACTTCTGCGTATCTTGTTTTATCAACAGAAATTTGTACTGTATTAGTATCATCAACAATCGTTTCTTCGATTTCTAATGTTTGTTTCCAATTTCCAATATCAGTTGTAACTGTTATTGGTGCTGTTGGTGCTTGTGTAAAATCAACAGTTAATATACCATTAGCATCAAGATACATTGTTAATAAATTAGCTGAATCACCGTTAACATAATCACCGTTATTAATTTCACCGTCAAAGAAATCAAGATAGAAATCTGAATATTTAGCAACCACATTAGATAATGATGTGTAAGTTGTTGTCATTTTTACTCCAGAAGTATATGTGAATTCTTTATCAACATAATAAATAGCTGATGTTAAGTAATTTGCTGGTGTATCAACATATATTTTAACTTTAGCGTTAGCTGTAGTTGTATATGTTGAACTTACTGGGTCAATTATTTCTTCTTTACCTGCACCAGTTGATAATACTATTACACCTTTATTAGCGTCAAGATTGGTTGAAAGTTCAGTATAATATTTCATACTTCTTAATCTATCATATTGACTATTAGTTACAGTTGTTCCTGATGTATAGTTAAATTCTACTAATAAATAATCACCTGAAACATCTACACCTGCTGACATAGTAACATCAACATCAAGTGGGAGTGAACTACCTGTTCCTACTGTTATTTCATCATAAATTCCAGAAGTAACTCCGCCCGTTGTTGATATATTAATTGTTCCTAATATAATTGTAGTAGTATTACTAAAATTAATTTCTCTTAGAGTTTCAGTTCCACCAGAAAGTGTAGATACACCCTCTTCTACTTGTAGACCATCAGAATCTAAATAAATAATATCTCTTCTCTGATATCCCTCTGCAACTTGTGAATGTTCTGTGATACCTTGTGTAGTTCCTGTTGGAATTTCATAAAGTACACCATTAATAATATATGTTGCACTAGTATAAGTGAAATCATATTGAGATGTTACACCCGATGTAAATGTGTTAGCTTGAATACCGGCAGTTGACCAGTTCAACCAAGTTGAACCATAACTTGTTCCATATCCTGATGTATTTGGTGCAAATACGTTATTTGCTGAGTCAAGTGCTACATTTGGATAATCTATATCTTCTTTAATATTTTGACTATATGAAAGGAAATTAATAGCTGTTGCATTTTCACCAACGATTGTATCACCAACTAAATCCATTAAATCTGTTGGAAAATCTGAGTCTAATAATAAATCTTCATTATAAGTACAGAATAAATTAGTTGTATCTGTATCGTTATTAATTACTGTTTCAATATACAAATCTCTATTATTTAAGTCTTTAAAATTAGGTATTAATGAAACATCGTAGTTTGCCAATACATCTACACCATATTCATTAACGAAATCTTGAACACCCGCAACTAATAGACCATCTGTTGTAAAGTATGTACTATAAGTAGTATCATTAGCCAATGTTTTGTAATCTGTCCAATCACCAGCTAATATTAAAACATCAACTAAGTAATCAGATATAAGAGATTTGGGTTGAATGTATTGAGGAACATTATTTACACCTTCATACCATTGTTCAGCAGTAACATCAAAGTTAGTTGCAGTTGATTTGAATAGGAAAACTGTAATAGTTTTATCGCCCATGTTAGTTAAGTGAAGAAGTTTTGTAGTATCTTCTACTGGATCGTTCACCAAATCTAAGAATGATTCTGAATCTCTTTCCCAGAAATCTTGTCTGTTAAAGAATCTTTCATAATCCGCTAAATAAGGATCACTAAAATCTGAACTATCATATTTAGCTGAACATGATACAGAAACCCAATTTAATTGGTCTCTGTTAGGTTCAGTAGATAATAAGTTAAGTGCCCATATTGGACCTGTTTCAATCATCTTCAAACATGATCTGTGGAAGAAAGATTGTTTTCTTTCTAATTGGTAATCAATGCTACCAAACACTCTTTCGAAATCTATTTTATTCTCAATGTATACTGGATTGTTAAAAGGTCCTTTTTTAGAAAACCCTGGAACTAAATTTATCAGTACATTTTGAATAGGTGCTTCAACGATTGAATTGTCGATTTCCTCAATGTAAATCCCTGGTCTGTTGTATTTACCTAAATCTTTTTCTTGTATTGGCATTTTATTTGCGTTTATTTTTTGCGTATATTTACATTATATATTAAATATTCTTATTCAGTTTTTTGTAAACAAATTCTATATTCTTAGTATATATATAATAGATTTAATTTGTATTTTTAATAATTTTCATTATCTTTGTAATTAGAATGAAAAATCAACTGAAAATAATAAAAGAAATTGTCCGAGATAACCCGGAAGACCTACCATTGCAGTATTCTGTGATTAACGATAAAATATCCATAGATAAAAAGAAAAGATATTATATTGAGCGTCGTTCTATTAATATCTCAAAACACGGTATATCAATCGTAAAAACAAGAAGAGAACATTATAAAGGTCGTTTTATATTTGAAACGAAATACGATACTGATCGAAGTTATCACATTAAATATAAAGGAGAAATTATACATATTAATAAGGGGGATTTTGATAGATTGGATCATATGTGGTATTATACTACCGAGAAAAGAAGAAAAAATACAAAACAACAAATTAATATTTAAGAACTATATAATAATGAAATGTTGTAGAGATTGTAAATATGTAGTATCAATGAACGATTACAGTATTTTAGAATCATTATTTGGTGCTATATCTAATCGTGATAAAAAATGTAACAATGGAAAATCGTATTGGTATGGTATTAGTAGATCACAATATCATAGTTGTGACAAATTCGAAGAAAAATGATTTTATAAATTTTAATAAATAAATATATGAAAGACCCGAAAAATATCGAAATTTTAAACAAGTTAGTAATGAATTACATTACTTTACATGGTTTACAAAATGTTCAACTTGAACCAACCGATCCATTTGCAAAATATTTTCTAAGAGTTTTATCTGGTGGTATGCACCCAATGGGTAAAGGTGGTATGATGTATTCGATTAGTGACGGCAATATATCTATGGTAGATAAAGATTTTTATGTTCCAAATTCAATTTTACATCCTATGATTCGAATGGCATACGACTTTTACCAAGAGATAGATGATATGGATAATGTAATTCATCCGATGATGAAGGAACAAATATCTTATCAATTGGGTGAAATTAAATTTGATGAATTTTTGGAAAGTTCTGTTTATAATTATAAAACCTGTTTGTTTGAATTGTTGGATAATTATAATTCAAAGAAAGAAGAATATAATCAAATTAAACTTGATGTCTTTAATATAAAAATGCAAGAAGCAGTTGAAATAGAAGATTACGAAATGGCTGCTGAAATAAGAGATAAAATTGCAGATTTAAAGAAAATAATGTAAAAAGAAAAGGGGGTGAAAATTAATTCATCCCCTTTTTTATTGGTTATATAGTTGTATTAATTAAATGTTCTTGCTCCACCAGTATCAATTCCTGTTGATTTATATCTATTGAAATCAGTATCATATTCAAATTGGTCATCTACATCATCCCACGTTAATCCCATTGTTCTAGCAGGGTCATTGTAGGAATTGTAAATCCATATAATTAAACTTTCTATTGTTTTATTATATTTAGTTAATATACTATTAACTTTTTTGGCTGAAATTTGTTTTTGATTTAATGACGCGATATCATCCATAAAATCTTGAATATCTATACCTTCTTCAAATGAATTATCATTTAAATCAATTTCATCAGCATCAAAGGGTTCAATCCTGTGTCTTTCTTCTGGTTCTTCATCGTCATCCCAAGGTGCTTCATCATCTTCACCAGGTTTTCCACCAGAATTATAAACAGATTTATATTTTGGGTAAATTGCTTTAATTTTATCTTCTAAATCATAAATATCATCAAATTTATCTTTTCCTATTGTAATTGAACCATCTTCATGAATCCAAGCAGAAACAATATCTTCATCGTTATAATAACTTACAAATAACATTTCTTTTTCTGGTATGAAATTGTGTCTATTTGCACAATCTTTCATTTGTGTTTCTTCGAAAATATCTTCAACCATCATAAAGATATATCCCAATTCTTTATCATTTAAATCATCTTTTTTCTTCTTTTTCCTTTTTGGATTTGGTGTATCTAATGGGCCTGGGTTTCTTTCAACTGGTAAATTTTCCCAATCTACTTTAATAATACCTTCACACAAATCTTCAAGATATGTCATATTTTGAAATTCACCCATACTATGTTCGTTAAAATAACCAACAGATAAATTAGTACATTCATCAATTGTATCCATAAATACGGCTGAATCGGTATAAATACCTGTACTATCACCCTCCCACCTATAACCTGTTGCTGATTTTAATTGATCAACCAATGCAGCGGTAAAAGTAGGTGAACAACACCTGCCACCCATTTGTTGTGTGATTACTGAACCATATCCTCTTCTATCAAATGATATACATTTTTTATAAGGTTCAAAGATTTCTGGTTTATCTTTTAAAATATTAGATGAACCAACTGTTCCACTTTCTTCACCTATAAAAAAATAATACAACCCAGGAACATTATGTTCTATCATATACATCATTATAACGACACCAGCACGATCATCTGCTCCTAGTAAAGTAGTTCCATCAGTTTCAATAAAATGTTCTGTTCTACCGTTTTTTGTTTTTAATTCATCAAATACGTGAGTTACCTTTCTCCTATAATGTGCAGCAGTATCAAGGTGTGATGTAAACATAGTATCACTTTCGCCTATTTTCATATAGTAATTACCAACATGATCTTCTTTTAATTGTTTCGGTAAATATTTTCTTATTAAATATTCTTGATCTAATATTTCTGTAAATTGTGTTAATTCTAAAAATTTTTCTCTAATATTCATGTTATAATTGTTTTTTTCTATTTAAATTTATTTATTTGTTCTTTTAAATTATCTATCAGACTATCCCAATCTTTATAATTCGAACTAAAAAAAGGAATTGGATGATCTATTGGGCTTTTGTATCGTATTGATATTTGTAA